GTGTGTGGTTAGGCGTAGAGCTAGTCTTTCTTAAGCTCGGTGGCGTAGTCCTCGTGGGAAATGCCCAGTTGGTCTGCAACAAGCTTTTGGTCAGCGGTAAGCGCCGCAACGCCATTTTGGTCTTCACCGTCTGGTTTCTTTTCTTTGGTTTGTTTACCACCAAAGGCGTCTACGCTTGCGCGGCCATCAAGCTGTGCTTTAAGCGCTGCCATGCTACTTTTGCCCAGGCTACGTAAGTAAGGCAGCTCCGCTTGCGCCACGAACTTGCCGTCTTTTTGAGCCTGCTCAATGAGCTGGTCGACAGTTACCGCACTGTGGTTTGCCGATAACGCTGCTAGCTCTGCTACCACGCCGTTATAGGTGTCAATAGGCACATACTCGGCTGGGTTAATGCCATCTTTGGCTTGCTCAACTTTTGCCGTAAGCGCGGCAATTTGTTGGTCGCTTTGTGCTGCGTCGTCTAACTTGGACTTAATTTCGTCAAGCTTGGCTTTCACGCCTGGCTTAGTTAACTGTGCATGTAATGCAGCAGCATCGATGTCGGTTTCAGGGGTAGTAATACCCAGCAGGTTAAATAGCAGGGCTAATGCTTCGTTCATGGGCGTAGGCTCCGATGGTTGGTTATTAACGTTTGCATGAAGGGCGGCAGCTTGACTCATGCCCTTTACTGCTGGGTCATTAGTGAGAGCGGCGCTGTGAAGGTCTAACACTTCACCTGTGTGTTTGTTGTAAATGACGACGGGAGAGTAGTATTTGTACTCACCGTCTTTGATGTGCTTTCGCGCGGTGGGCGTGAAATTAAGCTGAGCAAATAAGCCTTTGTCTTCTCGCCATTCGAATTTATTACCCCATGCACTGGCAGGGGCTTTAGAGCCGTTCTCTTTGGCAAGTAGGGTTTGGTGGTCGTAGTCGACAAGCAGCTGTTCGCCCGCATCAGCTCGCGCATTTAATTTCGCGGCGAGGGCTTCGCCTTTGGCATTATCGATGCGCCACTTATTACCAGGCACTTCAGTAGGGCGGCCATCATAGGCAGCGAAGTCAGCTCCCGGGAGTATTTGTTGCCAGGGCTGTTCTATATCAATTGAAAAGGTACAGGCAGCAACGCCAAGTGGAGACTCAGCGTTGTCCGACTGGTTCGATAGGGCAGCAAAGGACACGGCTGCTGCTAGCGTTGTCGCTACATGGCGGCCTCCAAGTACTGAAGATGTAAGTGTGGTTAATTGTTTTTTCATAGCCCGACCAGTATGTCGGGCTATAGGGAAGGAAGGGGATTAGTCTAGGTTTGGGTTATCTGGCAGGTGCTTGCGCTGCTTCGAGTCGCAATTTTCTGCGGGCTTCTTTAGTGTCAGCAATTTCCTTTTGCATCTCCTTTTTCCTATCATCCGATGTATAACTGCACTTAATATCTTTTTTTAACATTCTTATCGATTGGGCAAGTAAAGCATCTTGCTGTAATAAGTGTTCTGGAAGATCATATTTCAAGAATAACCTATTTAGCCACCACGCAATCCCCCCTCCGGCTATTGGCGCCAGAGACACCAAAGCGGTATTTATTTCTGGCTCACAATCAACAAGCTGAATCAACACCTCCAATATTGTGATTATGGATCCAGATGCAATTATCCCGGTTTTAGCGCTATCTAGTTTCATTATCTACCACGCGATCTTCCAGGATTGCTTGCACCAATTCTTGGTTGGAAGAAACAGAAAACTGCTTCTTAACTGTCCCATTTGGCCCTTTCAAAGTGACAGTAATGATTTTCTGGGGGAACATATAAGTCAGAATGCCGTGCACAATTACACGGGTTGCACGGAAGCAAACATAAACAGTTATTGGTACACAAATCACCAATAGAACAAGGTTGATAATTAAGGTTGTCTGCATAATCTCACCGACCAAAGGCCAATTTTATTCACCTAATTTTCTCACAACTTCAGTAATCTCATATCTAACTTTAGTCGAACCATCCACATTTTGTGTGTGCATGGTCTTTAATTTTACAGTGTACAAGTCGCCTTTGGCGAATGTGTCTTCATTGGCTCTAACACGCCGTAAAAAGGCCTCATCCTTTATAGTAACTGTTTTGGGTTTTTGTACATGCTCTATTTGCCAGCCCGTAGATTTATCAAAATTCACATTGATAAACCGAACATTTACAGTTTCTTCGGTCTCAGTTTCTTCAGCTCCGACCTTGTTTGGTATTTTTTTGTAAGACGAGAATTCACCTTCAGAAATTGAATGAATAACGGTGTCACCATCAAAACTTTTAATATGCACTGTTGCATTCGTATCGTCTTTCACTGGTGCAACAACCGCTTTATTCAGTGAATCACGGAAATCCTTGCTCAAAACCAGTTTTGCATAGTCGTTACTGACTGTGATTTCCTCTTCATTACCGCGAAACTTGGTTTTTATCGTAGTTTCTTCACCTTGTTCCACGACGGCATCAATTTTACGGCCTTTTAAAAATTCTAATATGCTAAAAATTGTAGTTGCAGTAATTGTGCTGCCCGCAGCGAATCCGATTATTTCTAAAACATTTTTAGTATCTTCCATGTATGAAAGTACTTCTATAGGTATGCCAAATGAACCGTCACTTGGCACATTCACCTTAATATCAACTTTTGATTCTTCCCCGTTCAGGATTTTATCCGCTTGGGTAATGGCTTCGCATATGCCTTGTAAGCCAACAATTAAGTCAGCAGCATCAATTGTATGGTCAGTGGTTTCTGTTGTGTCGTAGTATAGGCTGAACGCGCCGAGCTTGGAGGGCATTGGTATTTCCTTATTCTCTCATTTATCCCATTTAGTAACACGATTATTACTTAATTAATATTGCCAACACAAGGAAAGTTGGCAAATACTAAGCACTAAGCAGTCAAAATACCTGTTTAAATTCCACCAGAAGTGTTTAAGTTTTTTGATTGGTAACTTTGCTCGTCTAATCAGCAAAGTCGCCTTAGGATGTCTTACAGGGCGTTTTTATGCAATAGCATCTTTCAGGTGGCCTTGCAGTATTTCTATGATTTTATCCTCGTCTCTCCACGGCCCTGTTGTGAGACCTAAGAATGGTCGGGCAGGTATGCCGTCTTCCTCTCTGCCAAACTGGTGAGTGGCGGCATATTCTTGGTTACTTCCGAACGTCAGTGTTCTGCCTGTTATCTGGTAGGTCAATAAGTTATTCATGGTGCCGGATTGCCGCAGTATTCTATCTTCGCCACCTTTTCGTGCTAACGTCTCTGGCGCAAGCGGTTCCCACTGCTCACCATTGGGCGCTAGCTCTAACTTAAAACGCTCTTGGGTTGCTTCTACCAGATAGTCGCCGATTTCCGCGAACGCTGGCTCTAAGTCAGTCCCCGCCCTGGCAATGCGAGAAAGCAACGCATTTATCTCACCACTGCCATAAGCACGAACTGTAATGAAGCTGCCAGCCATATTAATCTGCCTGCAGCACTAGGTTAGAAAGAAGATCACCAAACATGGCTTTTTCATGTTCAGGGGCTTTTTTCATTAGCGCTTCAATACGCGCTTGCTTTTCTGCAGTTGGTACCGACGATTGAAGCACTTGCTGTGCGTCACGCAGCTGCTCGCTTTCTTCTTTATGGCCATCGTTAATTTTATCGAAAATACTCATTACAGTAGTTCCCCCATTAGTTCGTCGAAGTATGCGACTATCGCTGGATAGTGCGTTTCAAGCATGGCGCGATTAAGCGCCCATGCGGCAAAGTGCTCGGCATGCCATTCCATGGTGTCTTGCATACTGTAAGTGGTAATACTCTCATTTAAGCCAGGTGTAGGAATATCCATGCGCATGGCCTGAAATTGAACTTGGTGTCCCATTTCATGAAGCCATGTGATTATTGCGCCACCATGATCACCACTGTCTGTATAGTGCCTTACTATATGCGACAGTGACCATTGCCGCTTGCCAGCCTGTAAAGCGAGTATTGCCGCCTCTACCGCATTGGTTAAGTCGGTAATGTCGGCAATTTTATTTAAGTTTACACCTGTTTTGGCTTTTACGACGACGTGTTTCCAAGCTAGCGCTGTGTAGCCATTTGCACGTCGCGCGGTGTTACTGGGCACAGGCCAATGGCCGTTGGCTTGTGATATTGGGACATTCAAATAACGAGTGATGTCCTCTGCTAATTCTTTGGCTTTCTTGCTGCCACGCACCATTTCAGTCGGTTTAAGAAACAAGGTTTTCATACCGTAGGTGGTAATAAAATCGGTCACTTGGCGCATTTGTGGTTGCGCATGGCTCAATTCTGAAATGACCTTGTTTAGTCCATGAATGGTTACATTCTTATTGGTTGAGTAAGCGCTAGGTACCACACGTTCAGGAAGGCGCTCTTTTAGTGGTGGCTTTGAAAGTTGCTGCTGGCGCAATACATCGGCTTGCGATTTTGAGCCAGGCGAATAATCGAAACCAGGGTCGATACCAACTGGTACTTGGTGCGCTTCACCTGTTTTCTTGTCTATCCATTCGCGCATTTCAATCACCGGCTCTTTGCTTAGTTTACGACCTTTGCGCTGAATACTGCGCTCTGTCTCACCAAACACTTTGCATTTACAGCCCCAACCGTTTTGGGGAAACCAGGTAAGCCAGAACGGCGACTCTTTAGGTAAAATGGTACCGTCTTTACTTTGGTGATGTGGGCGAGGGTAGCGACTATCTCCGTGCGCGTAGCGCCAGTAAGGAAAGTTCTGCAGCTGCTGGAAGCGCCCCGCGTTATAAGCTTGGCGCATGTTCGTGTCATAAATGATATTAGCTCGCCATGCGGCACTGCCTGTGTGTTCCCATCCATGCTTTTTAACCAGGTGTTTAAATTCTTTTTGAAACCAGCTTAAACTTTTGCCCTCGGCTATTGCGCTGTCTACCATTTGGCGAATGTCGGCCAGCAATTCGGTTTTGGTTGCCCCTGCCACCATAAAGGCGTTGTTGTGCTGCTCGCGCCACACGTCAGCCCAACGTTCGCTGGGCACATCGACTTTGTTTCTAAAATGGGTAATGGCTTCAGAAAACTTCTGAGGGCCGTACTGGACAGGCATTATTTATTACCCTTCCGTTTCGGTACCCAAATTTTGAATAGGCCACAGTCAGGACATTTAGTTTGGCGATGAGTTTTAAGCATTTTTCTTGCCCAGCTGTGCCAGCTAATGTAACCAGAAGGGCATGGTGTGTGATGATCGCAAGGCATTATTGTTATCTCCCCTCATTCACATCAAATCGTCCGCTTAACTCAGCTGCGGTAAATGCTTGGCCCAAAAGTAGTTGATAATCTTCAATGGGCAGTTGGTCTTCTAGTTCCAGCAGCTGCTCTAATAGCGCCTCCAGTGAATCAACATTCGCTACGAGTGTTTCAATGGGTTGCATTAACTGACTGAACGACTCGCCAGCCTGTTGTGCTAAACGTTTAGTGAGCACATCTGCGCCGTCGTCTTTCGGTTGTTGTGCTTTAAGTGCAGCGAGCGCTAAACGCAATGCAGCGGTTTGCGGCTCTTGTTTTGGCTCGTCCTTATCCGCATCTTTTTCCTTTGGCTCTTTAACAGCAGGCGTGGCGGCAGCGCGAGCCAAGATAGCCTCTTCGCCCTCTGGCTCGGGAATGCGAAGCTTGTCTTGCGCCCAGCTGGCCGGAATACGAAAACCAATGTCGACCAGCTTGGGTAAGCTATCAGCGTATTGGCTGATGTCTTCGGGCTCTTGTGTGTCAAATATAATGCGCGGCTTACGTCTTGGGTCGCCTCGGTAGCTTAGGCTGTTAAGCGCGTGCATAGGCAACACAAGGTCACGATTTAGCGTGTTAGCAATTTGGCGTAAGTCATGGTCGCGGATGTCTTGACGTACTTCATTGTGCACGTTGCCTAGCGCTTGGCTGCCCGTGCTGTCTACCTGTGATGTGAGGGTTTGACCCAAAATGACTTTAGATTGGATGCGCTCACACCAGCTCATCATTGTCATGAAGGGGTCGCTGCCGCCGCCTTTCGCGGCTTCGTGAAATTCAATTTCCATGCCTTTGGGGATTATGCCCCCAGCGTTGTGGCCAATGCCGAGTACTGCCTGAAGCAAGCGGCTCTTTTCAGTATCAGTTGCACCACTTGGGTATTTACCCAATTTAATTGGAATACCGTAAATCTCTAGGAACTCGGCTAAGTCGCGTACAGAATAGTTTTTGAATATAAAGGGCCACGCTAGCTGACGAATTAGGCCAATGCGAGCGGCATAACCGCTCTTTGCCGGATGGCGGTGCTGCAGCCAGTTAAGCGGGCGTAGTTTTTCGCCTTTACCTGTTTGGTCGCGAAGGGCAATGCAGTCCTGGTCGTCGTGGTGTAACTGAAACCATGTAGCAGGGCGGTGCACGAACGCCTCAGGAATACGGAAGTTGTTGTAAAAGCCCCATTCATACTCAATGTTTGAAAAGCCTTTTAAAATGCCGTCACCCATACCAAATATGATGTTGTGCCAGTCTTCCACATCTTTCAGCATTTGCTCTATGTTGGCCGCATCCTTTTGTTCCTGGGCGGTGGCATTCACAGGTGGCTCTATCTGCCAGTCAATATCGGTTAGCGCCATCTTACGCTTGAAGATTTCAGCCTGAATGTGACCGTCTTTCTCTTCGATGTCCTCTGCCAAGTAGCACTGTTCTAACAAGCTACCTTGCTCAGCATTTTTAAGAATGACCGCCAACGTGGCAGGCGTTAGCCCAGAACTAGGATGCTCAGCAAACTCGCGCCGCATTTGCGCGACGCGTGCTGAATTGTCGGTTTGTTTGGTTTTAAGGCCGCGTTCGCGTACACGAAAGCGCGTACCGTTTTGCTCGTAGGTTTCCATCAATAACACCCACTTTGTTGGATTGAGTAGTTGTCGTCATTGTTGCGGTTGTCTCGCCTTTCGGCTTTGGAAGGTAGGCTCATGTAGTCAATTTCACCACCCTCCATTTTACTGGCCGCAACCATCATGCAGCAGGCAATAGCGCCGTCGCCATGTCGCTGTTTTTTACTATCGGTTTTCGCATCAGGTATGCGAGGCACGCCCCGGTTATTAATTTGAATAGAGCGCAGGTCATCCATGATGTCAGCGTCACTCGGCAGGATAATGGTGAAGTCCTCAAAGTGGGCCTTCATAGGCGGCATGCTTTCTCGATACCAGCTCTCGGTAATCTTGACCGACTCGATAAGCCCCGCGCCGTAATGGTCAACCGCTTGCTCTGCTAAATACTCACCGTTACCCGTAGCATCCAATTGCGCGCCAATAAAGCGCGGTAGCCTGTCGATGATGAAAAATAAAATTTGCTCCTGCTGCTTGTAGGGAATGTTTTTAAGCTCCACCACAAGCGGCACACGAAGGCTTAAGTCTTGCTGCATTGCACCAACCCATAAACACGTTAAGTCGCCAGAACGTGCAAAGTCCTCCCCTAAGCAGTGGCGCTGCTCCGGGTTTAACTTCTCTAGCTGAGGCAGTAATACCTCTTTGCACCAGTCTTTAATATCAGCAGCGCGCAAGTCAGGGCGCATCTGGTTCCACTCAGCGCTTTGTGCATAGTGGATAATGGTGGGCTGGCCACTTTCGTCGGGTTGCACCATGGCCTTATCGATTAGGGCACGGCTAATGTAGGCACCACCACCCGATTTAGGCACACAGAAATACTCTTCTAGTGCATCCTCTTGGCTGGCGGTATCGTTAAGTAAATCGTCCTTCCACTTTTGTTCGGCCTCTTGGCTCCAGTCATTCCCTTTAACCTGGCATATGCGCTGGTACAAGCCTTCATTGCATGCGTCATCTAGCGTAATACGATGAATGCTGTAACGCTTTTTGCCTGCTCGGCTATCTTGTATTAGCTGGTTAAAAAGGTTCTCAGCGCCGTTGTGAGTACTGATAAGGCGCACCTTTGCGCCCCACATGGTAAGTGCAAGTGCGGCCTTGAGTACTTCCGCTAATTGGTCGTGAAAGGCGGCTTCATCAATGGTTACGTTACCCTGCATACCACGCAGGTTAGACGGCTTCGAGCTTAGCGCCTGTATTTTAAAGCCACTGGCAAAGTGAATAACGAATGTCAGAATTTCTTTGCCTTCCTGACCTTCATCAATGAATAGCTCTTCTTGTATATCGCCTGCTACTTTATCAAATGCCTTGGCCCACATGGCCGCTGCATCAATAAACTCACGGGCCATTTCCTTGTTTGTGCCCACATAGAAGTGATTGGTACCGTGTGCGCTTTTGGTTCTACTGGCGGTAAGCACAGCGTCTGACGCTTCGGCCCACGTGATACCGGTTCGACGCGACTTCTCAGCAATCTTCAGCAGTGAGTCATCGGCTACCCAGCGCTTCTGGTACCCAAGTAAAAGTTCGTTCTCATCGAAGGGAATGAAGGTGGGTAGCCCAAACCGCGTTTCAAGCCTGTCGCATTGCTCAATGGCTTTTTGATATTGCGTTTTACTGGGCCTGATTTCCTTAGGTGTAGGGGCAGGCTGTGGTGGCAGCTTCATTAGGCAATCCCCAAAATCTCACGCTTGATTTGCGCAGCACCATCTGCGGTTAGTCCCGCTGCTTTGGCTACCTCTGCGGCACGCTCTGCGGCTTCTTCCGCCATGGCCTTGCGGATTTCTTTTTCACGCTTGGTACTTTCAGTAGCGGCTTTCTCAAGTTTCTCTACTCCAACGGCTAGGTCTTTAATGAACTTAGGCTCAACAATTTCCCCTGACTCAGACATTTTTAACACTTGGTCGAACGCTAGGGTGCGAACCATCTCAATGAGCACTTTCGAGACTTCGCCCGTTGGCTTACCGCCCAGCTGGTCTACCCATTGTTTAGACACTTCACGGGCTTCCTGAATGCGACTGCCCACTGTGGCCATGCGCGTGGCATAGCGGTTAAGGCCGCTACGTGAGATATGTTCTTCTTCGGGTAAGCCTGCGTCACGTATTAGGGTGTTAACCCGTTCAAGCACTTCGGTTTGCGTAACGGATTTATCGCGCAATAGCTCAATCAGCTCAGACTTTATGTCGTCGGGAAGCTGGTCTATTTTGCTGGGCTTGCCACGGGTGCGCTTATCGGTCATAGCTGGTCACCTAGTGGCTTTTCTGTTTCCTTGTCTAACAATTCTGGGGCTTTTTTGAGATACTGTTTTGCAGATTCTTCCCCTATGTATTCACTTAAGTCCTCAATGAAAATACTACGCCGCTCTAAACATACTTCTGGATAACGTTCATCTATATCGGCTTTAGCAGCCTCAACAAATGCCGCTTTCGCTTCGTCAAGGTTAGTGAACCATTTTGGAATGTCTTTACTAGAGAAAACGCCGAACACTCTTATTTTTCCAGCGCTGGATAAATGTTTTTGACGAGCAGTGGCTCTTTCAATCAAGCTGGCCAGCTGCGCATAGTCACAGCTATTCACGTATTCCTGTATTGATTGTCTCATCGTTACTACCTCGGCCCTGGACGCTTGACACCTGGTGTGGTGGCAAGGCCTCGTTCAACGTCTAGGCCGCGCTGTGTAATGCGGGCTATGGTGTAGCTCTCATGATGGTCTAAGGTGACTAAGCCTTGCTCTTTCAACCAATGAAGCTGAGTGCCTAGCTTATCGATGGTCATTGTGTTGCCGTAGCTGGCGCACACACCCTGGATAATGCTGTTGTTTGCGGCATAGTCATCCATTGCTGCTAGGCAGTGCAAAATGCTTAAGCGCTCGTGTTCGTTTACTATAATTGCGATTGCCATTAGTTCTTGTCTCCGCGCAACTCGTTTTCAAAAAGTATGTTTACGTTGTTTAACACCTGTTTAAACAAGGGTTCCATGCCTTCTAATCGTCCATTTAAACGGGCTATTTCTTCTCGAAGGGCGGCGCTTTCCCCGGCACTTGGAAGGTGCTTAACGTGGCTGTCAATTTCATGCACCTTATCGCGTAGCTTGTAGTGCTCAATCTGATGGTCTTTAAACTTCAGTTCGTTTAGTTTGAAGCGTTCTTCTTGGCTGATGACATGTGCCTCAAGCTCTTTTTTCGTAGCGAAGTACTTACTCAGCCAGTACAGTCCAGCCATAGCTAATACTGCGCCAAAGAAAGAGTAAATTTTCCAGTTGTCATTTAGGTGGCTAAAGACCTGCTCCATACTATCGATTCCCGTTCTCTACATCTTGTTGGCAATCGGCGCAGCGCTGAGCATTGACTATTATTCTGCGGCGTTGAGTTATGTCAGCATCACAGCGCACGCATAAAGGTGCGCCATGTTCATCAGTTTTAATGGGTGATGTTGGTGTCACCTGAATAGGCTGAAAGCGCGTGGCCATCCGTTTAAAAGGGGCGCTGGCTTTATCTGCCATATCCGCTGCATCCATCAGCTGGCTCCCTGTTTGCTGAACTTATCCCATGTTCTAAAGCCAAACCATGCAAGCACTGGCGACGCGATAAGTAGCGCTATCTCCCAATTGGCACCGTCGCCATGATCAAACGCATGCAGCAATTCCATGAGGAAGATATACGCCACTGTGAACCAGCTGTGTCGCAAGGCAATTTCAGGGCGAAATGTTTTAATTTCTTTGCCCGAACGCAGGGTTTCTTGCTGCTGAGTATGCATCCCCAAATCATGAGTTAGCCTGGCTTTCTCACGCTCGGCTTCAATCTGTGCTAGCCCTAGCTCAATTTCGCCTACAACTTCTGGCGGCAAGCTGTCTATGGTAGCCTTTACCTTGGCTACGCTACTAGGCGATGTGTCGCCGTTAACTGCTTCCACAACATCAGCAATGGTGTGCGCTACCTTTTCCGTTGCACCACCTTTACGCTCACCAAAGAGACGAATCAGTGACGGACCATATTTAATGAGGGCTGAAATTCCTGCAGTGGCTAATAAAGACATTAAGCATGTGCTCCAAGTTGTTGACGTATTTGAGTGATGTGTTGCTCGGCATTCAGACGCTGAGGTGTCTCACCATTGTTTAGGTAAGCTTCCAGCTCTTGACGCGTCACACTATTCCAGCCATGTCGCCAATACTGATGGGCAGTAGCGCGATAGCTGCTTTCAGGCAGTACTGTAAGGGCTCCTGAAAGTCTCGCTACTTTTTCGGCTTTGAAACGAGCACGGCGACCTGTGTTAAACCATTCTTGGTTGAATTTGCTTACGGGCATGGTGTCACCCTAATGTCTTCGGGCGACAAGCTGTACAGGTATGTATTAGCGTTATCTTGGTAATGCCTAACCGTGCCTTTACCTGCCATGGAGTTGTAAAATTGTTTCCAGTACTCAGCGCGACCACGAAGCGTTGCGGGGATTAACTCTGGTCGCAAACGATAGTGCAGACGACAGAATATGAAGCTAAGAAGCGGGTCCTCAGACAAATCGGTGTGCACCAGCTTGCGAATGTCGTAGCCAAATTCCATATGAATGGTTTTAACTAATCGCATGGGGGTGCGGTTTACAATATCGTGAAACGCAATTAAGTCATGCTGACAGAGCCCCATGCCAGCACCGCCAGGCGTCGGGTCTTCATAAAGGCCAAGGCACGTTTCAGCTGCTGCAGTTTCAAGCAGCAGGTTCGTAGCACAGCCAGTCGAGCCATGGCCCAACACATCACATACTTGACGCGCTAGTGTAATGGCTTTGATTTTCGACGTTAGGCCGTAGTGGTAAGTGAGATTTTCTTGGTTCATGCCGCCATCGTAGCGATGGCGGTGAGATAGGTGGGATTAGTCTGGGTTTGGGGTGCTTGAGGAAATCAGTCCGGCTCTAATTGCACTTTTCCTACTCAAACCAAATAATTGACAATAGCAACGAGGCTTATTCTCACAGTTAATCCAATCATTAATTGCCTTTTCATTGTTTTCACAAAGCGTCCAGTCTTTTCTTTTACAGATATCTGGGCTCTCATAATTAGCGGCAAACTTTATGCATTCCATGTTCCTAAGATGCTTGGCTCTACTTAACCTATATTGTTTAAATTCTTCAAATTCGTCCTTGTTTTTGCCCATGATTACTTCACCAATTGCTTGCAATGTAGATCAAAAATACACGGATTATAGAATTTTCAAAGAGGATCTTACTCTTTTGTTTTTTGAAAGACAAAAAAGCCCGCGCATGGCGGGCTGGCGTTTATCGACTTAGCGTATCGATTAGCTTTCCTTGCTGCGACTGAAGGTAGTCGAGTAAAACAGCGAGTTTACGCGTAGAACATATTCCCTCGGGTACTGCGCCTAACAATTCGGCGAGTGCCTCTTGGCATGTGGTAAGCGTATTTAGTTCTTCTAAAAAGTCTGTGTTGTCCATTTGCATTACTCCTTGCAAAAATAAGCGTGAGAGATACCAATAATTTCGCTCTCCCAGTGGATGCCTTCATAATCTGCCAGCCATTTGCGGGCTGTTTTATCATCCTTTTTGAAACCAGCAGCCGCCATTACATTTGTTTTATTCGCCCCCGGGTGTTGACGAAGGTACTGGACAACGTTTTGTATGAACTGGTGTTTTTTATGCTCGAAGTATTTATTGCTGGGTGATTTTCTTGTGCTGGCCTTTTTAGTGTGCGACAGCTGCTGTTCTAACAACTGGGCTTTGTCGCGGTAGAGCTGCAACAACTCGCCTTGCAAGTCTTGATTGGTAGCCTGTAATGCTTGTACTGCACTGTTGTCGTGCTGTTTATTATGAAGGGCTTCGGCCATTTGATTAAACGCATTGATATACGCTTCTTTTATGGCGGCGGCTTGCTTGCCTGTAAAGCCCATCACCAAGAACATGAAACCGTCTTTAGTGACGTTGTACATAGGCATCATACGCTCGTTTGTATTTTTAAACTCGCACTGCTCAAAATTGAGCTGTGCAAAGTACTTAGAACAATCAAGCTCTCTAATTGCTCGCAAAACATTGCGGTGCTCTTTACCAAACACTTCTGCAATGCGAGTTGATGAGGTGTACAGTTGGTTGTCTTTTATCGATATGTAGTGGCGCAAGTCCACATCTGGGAGTTGGTTGACCATAACGGCCTCCTTTTTTGTTTCAGTAGTTTTTTGCAATATGGGTGTCGAGCGTCAACTAGAGTCACAAAGCGGTCCCCGATATTGCGGCCTAACTCTGGGCGCTATTCCCCTTGCGGGTATTTTATTCACGCCTCTTCACTCGACAGTGAAAAATGGTGGTCGGGTGTCAACTGAAGCCAAAAAAGAAGCTCCGGGCGGTATTCCCCTGCGGGTGTTGTATTAACGCCTCTTCACCCGACCATTGAAAATGGACGGATTTATGCCTAACTTACAGGCATAAAAAGGCCGCAAGGCTAACGGGTGCGGTAGGCCGCTTTTTTGTTTCAGTGCGGCAACCTTAATCCCGTGCGTGCGGCGTGTCAATGTTTCCTTATGCAAATGATTGGGTATTTGTGCAAAACGTGTAGAAGGTCTACAACAGCTACAACTACAACAATTGGTAAAATATGCGGGTGTGGCGTTTAGAGCTTTTCCAGTAAATACCGTCGTATTTTTCTAGTCGAGCGCGCGCGGTTTTATCATCTTTAGCATATCCAGCGGCGTTAAGCAGGTCGCCTTTTCCCACTTGGCCTTCTCGAACTAGTACATGCTTAACTTGGTTTACGAACTCAAGGTCTTGCTCTGAGGCTTGCGCTTCAATTAAATCTACTTCTTCTAGGTTTAGCGTATTCGGGTCGATATCAAATGCCTTATCGACGATAGCAGCTCGCTCTTTTCTTACTTCAAGAATTACACCTACGCCTTCAGCAAGCTCACGCTTCTTAAGCTGATACATATTGTCTAGGCTATTTCTAATTGCATTGCTGCCCTGGTAATTGCGCCCGTCTTTATTGCTGTGACCGAGTATAAGAATGGTACCGCCTGCTTCTCTAATATCTTTTAGCAGGTTCATTACCAGTCCAATTTTGGCTTCGTTGTTTACATCGGCGAAGTCTCGAAGACTGTCTACAAAGAAGATCATGTTTTCAAATTGATTAGCAGTCGCGTTCTCTGCCAACGTTCTTAATAGTTCGAATGGGGGCAGGGGGCTTTTACTGCGTTGCACATAGTGCAAGTTCGGGTGTGGAGCGATAAGCAGCTCGTGCACCTTGCGTTCCTTTAATACACTTAGTGGGTTGTCAAAATCCAAGTAGAACACTTGTCTCATTCGGGGAGCACAGTATTTCGCCAGCGCAAACGCTAACCAGCTTTTGCCATTCCCACCATCGGCATACACCATGGTCATCATGCGCTTAGTGATAAAGCCTTCGATGACGAAATCTATCTTTTGATTAAAGTCAGCTTCGCACAGGCTTGCTTGTGTGAGTATTTGGAGCATTTATTGGTCCTTTCTTATTAGAGTTCTTCTAGCGCTTGGTATTTGATGGTGTGATACACGCCACCAAAATGTTCAATGTCTTCATCTGTAAAGCCAGCAGCAATCAAATGGTCTTTGGTTAAACTTTCAAACAGTTTGAATAAAAGCTTTGAGCCGCGTTTAGAAATCTCCACACAGCCAAACAATTCGTCCATTGGAATATCTTCAGACTCGGTTTCTTTTTCTATCACTGGTATTTCTCCTGATAATTTGTTGTTACCGCCGTAAAGCAGTTTGTTTAATACTGGCGTTACCCTTAAGCCCTCCACCTGAACACGTCGCACCACTTCTTTGACGACAGTTACGGGTAACTTGCTTCTAATCGCCAACTCGCGAGTGCTCTCAATTCCTCTGCCATCTAAAATGGCATTGAGCTGTAACTGTGTAACGGTGTGGCCGAGTATGATAAGGCTCATTTTTCATTCGCCTTGAGGTTCTTCAAATGTAATCCATGTTTCAAGAACATCGCCCATGTATTCACCCCGATGCTGTTCTCTTTCTGAACTAGTCATCTTTTCCCATTGCTCTTTGCTAACTCCCATGTCTACTGAACATTCAGAGCCAATGGTGTGCGTTTTGGCGTTAAGGAACACGTTCATAATTTTTTCCTTTAGCAGTTATTCAAGAAAGTTTTCAAGTTGTTCATTGATAGCAGCCCTTAAGCTGAACACCGCGTCGCAGCTATTCCTAATTTGTTTTTTATTGGTTTTCACTGCCCCTATAATCTCTGCATAAGACGCGTACTCTGCGAGCTCAAACCCAATTTCCGCCATTTTCTTTAGCTGTAGAATTAATGCAGCGGCGTCATTTGCGCAGTCAACATAACTTTGAAAATCACTCTGGTCTTTATCGTAAGCTTCTGGCTCGACACCCATAGCGCTACACAATTTAAGTAAAGACTCCATCAAACAACTCTCGTAAGCTTCAATTTCTTCATTCTCGGTCATCTGATTCCCTATATAAGCTGCGGTTGGATTTTGTTGCGATATTCTTCACGCTTGGTGCGCAGAATCTCGTAAACACGAATTTGATTGAGTTCAGGACA